CAACAACTTGCACAAGGCAAAGCGATTAGTGAACAAACAGTATCACGTATGTATTCTTTTTTATCAAGAGCTGAAGAATATTACAAACCAGAAGATAAAGAAGCGTGTGGTACAATCTCTTATTTATTGTGGGGTGGTTTAGCAGGTAAAAGATATGCAAAGAAAAAATTAAAAGAATTAGGCAAATTAGAATTATATAGTGAAAAAGTAAACGATGACTTTGCTATTATAATGGATAGACTTGCATACGCATCTAAAGATATGGCTGAAAAGATTGCTAAAGATATTGGATGTGATGGCATACACGAACACGAGTTTGAAGATATGACTTGGTATATGCCTTGTAAACAACACGCACTTACGCAAGAAGAATTTAAAAAATATAAATGTCCTAAAGGATATAAAAAAGATTATCAGAAACACAAGTGCGTAAAAATGGCTGAAATAGGTGAAAGAGGTGGTATTAGAAAAAGCCCTAAAGCACCAAAGTCAGGCACACCTAATCCAAATCCAAAAGGCAAGGGTACAGCAAAAGGAGATGCTTCTACAAGTAGAGGTGCAAAAGTAAGTAAGAAAGATGAAGCTACATTACAAAAAAAGTCTGATGATTTCAACGAAAGATACAAAGACAAATTAGGTTATGGTGTTACAATAGGTCAATTAAAGTCTGTATTTCAAAGAGGATTAGGTGCGTTCAATGTTTCGCATAGTCCTAGAATACAATCACCAACAGCTTGGGCGCAAGCGAGAGTGAACGCTTATTTATATTTAGTAAGAAACGGCAGACCACAAAATGCTAAATATACAGGTGATTTTGATTTGTTACCAAAAGGACATCCAAAAAGTAAGAAGAAATGAAACTACCAAGCTATACAAGTCCAAAAGGTGAAAGAAGGGGTTGTCTTTGTAAAGATAAATTAACGTACAAGATAGAATGTTGTACAGGAGAATTACACGCACAGGGCATTGGTGCGTTGAAGGGTGGAAGCAACGCAAACATAAATGGTGTTGTAAGATCAAGTTAAAAATGCAAAATAAATTTTAAAAAGCGATATATAATTATGAAAGCTACAGAAATGTTAAATCAAGTAAAAAATCTATTAGGGGTTCAGCTATCTGATGTTCAGTTGGCAGAACTTAAATTAGAAAATGGAACTGTTTTAGAAGCAGATGCTTTTGAATCAGGTAAAGAGGTCTTTATTAAAACTGAGGACAATTCTGTTCCTGTTCCAGTAGGTGAATATGAACTAGAAGATGCAAGAGTTCTTGTTATTGAAGAAGAAGGTATGATTAAAGAAATCAAAAATGCTGAACACGAAGAAGATGAAAAAGAAGATGAAGAAAAAGTAGAAGCACAATATGTAACCAGAGAGGAATTTCGTAAAGAAATGGATGACTTAAAAGAGCATATTGATAAAATGATGGATCATAAAGATAAAGAAGAAATGTCATCTGATGTTCAAGAGAAAGTATCTTTAGCAGTTACAGAGGTGTTAAATAGTGAAGCAGAAGAAAAAGAAGCTCTTAAAGAAGAGTTATCTAAACCTGCTGCCGAACCATTAAAACATACACCAGAACAAGGCAAGTTTGAACACAAATTTAAGTTTGCACAAAACAGAAAATTATCAACTCTAGATAGAGTAATGGAAACTTTAATAAATAAAAATTAATAAATTATGGCAGTATTAACACACATAAGCGATGATGTAATGAGAATTTTTGATGACTATGAATTAATTTCAGCATCAGGATCATTAAATCTATCGGACTCTGGAAAGGTATTTAAAATTTCTGGAACAGGATATACAGTAACACTACCTTCGCCAAGTGCAGGGTGGAAAGCAAAATTTATTGTATCAGGCGCATTTTCAACAGACTTTGTAGTACAATCACCATCAGACAATAGAGATACTATTAATGGTGGAGTAATTGTAAACGGAGCAATCGTTGAAGCCGATGCAGTAGATAGAGTAACATTTGAAGATGATGCAGAAAGTGTCGGTGATCACATCGAAATACATTCTGATGGAACTAGCTACTTTTTAAGTGGAAATGGTAACGCTGCTTCTTCAATAACAGTTGGTGAATTATAATAAATAAATAAATAAAAAAGATATGGCTACTACAACAAGTATAACTACTACTTACGCAGGAGAGTTCGCAGGTGAATATATTGCTGCAGCTCTATTGAGTGGTGTAACGTTATCGCAAGGTGGGGTTTCAGTAAAACCTAACATCAAATTTAAAGAAGTTATCAAAAAACTTGCACTTGACAGTATTTTAAAAGATGCTTCTTGTGACTTTGATCCAACTTCAAATGTAACATTAACAGAAAGAATTTTACAACCAGAGGAGTTTCAAGTAAACTTACAGCTTTGTAAAAAAGACTTCAGACAAGACTGGGATGCTCAGTCAATGGGATTTAGTCAATATGACAATCTTCCTAAAAAATTCTCTGATTTCTTAATTGCACAAGTTGCAGCTAAAGTTGCTCAAAAAACAGAGCAAAATATTTGGCAAGGTGCTACTGCAAACGCAGGAGAATTTAACGGATTCCAAGCACTACTTGCAGCAGATGGAGATGTTGTTGATGTAACAGGTACAACACTTTCAGCAGCAAATATAATTGCAGAATTAGGAAAAGTAGTAGATGCTATTCCTAGTGCAGTTTATAGCAAGGAAGATGTAAAAATCTATATTCCAACAAGTGCAGCTAAATTTTATATTCAAGCACAAGCTGCTTTAGGATATAGAGAGCTTTACAATGTTGGTAAAACAGAGATGAACTTTCAAGGTATTCCATTATTCACAGCTCCTGGTTTAGGAAATGATAAAATGGTTGCTGCAGAATCTTCTAACTTATTCTTCGGAACAGGTCTATTAAATGACTGGCAAGAAGTTAAGTTAATTGATATGGCAGATATTGATGGAAGTCAAAATGTAAGAGTAGTATTAAGAGGATCAGCAGGATGTCAGCACGGCGTTGGTGCAGACATAGTTTTGTATTCTTAATAATTGTTTAACATAAAGAAGGTAGGTGGGTAAAAACCTACTTACCTTTTTTTATAAAAATTAAAAATTATGGCTTGTAACTTAACAAAAGGAAGAGAGTTACCTTGTAAATCAGGGGTAGGTGGATTAAAGTCTATTACGTTTGCAGATTTTGGTACATTAGGTGCTTTAACTATTGCAAATGAAATGATTACAGATTTTGGTGGAACACCTACATTTATGAAATTTGATATAAAAGGAAACTCAACGATGGATACTACTGTAACATCATCAAGAGAGAATGGTACAACATTCTATGAAACATCAGTAGTTATGAACTTAATCTTTCAAGAAGAGAAAACTCAAGCAGAAATTAAATTACTAGCAGTATCAAGACCTCACATTATAGTAGAAGATTATAATGGCAATTTTAGATTAGTGGGTAAAGATCACGGATGCGAATTGACAACAGGTACTTTCTCTAATGGCGCAGGGATGGCTGATTTATACGGCTATTCTTTGACATTTGTTTCACAAGAAACAGAAGCACCAGACTTTATAACGACAGCAGCTTACAACGCAGAAAGTCAAGGTACACAAATTGATGTAAATTAATATTTGTTATTTGAGTAAGAAGGAGGGCAACAGCCCTCTTTTTTTTTATACCTATACAAAATCATTGATTTATTTCGATATATTAATATGAAAGTATTAAGTACATCATCTTCTGCTCAGAACTTAGATGTTATTCCTAGAGTATTTGTATCTTCATATACTATGAAATTAAGAGATACAAGTAAAAACAAAGAAGTGTTTTCATCTAGTGTTAGTGCATCAGATAATGTAAATTTTAAAAGATTATCGGCTACTATAAGTCCTGTTTTAAAAGAGGGTAGATATTATGATTTGACATTACTAAATGGTAGTGCAGTTGTATATAAAGACAAAATATTTTGTACAGATCAAACTGTTAATCAAACTAACAACAATTATTACGATATTAATAATGGAGAGTTTACATTTGATGAAACAACAGGATCACACGATAACGATTACATAATAGTATGAACGATTTAAGAGTTATAAATTTAAGTAGTTACACAACACCAAAAGTTGTAGAATATAAAAATAAAGAGTGGGTAGGATATGGTGAAGATAACAACTACTTTAAATATCTTATAGATAGATATAATGGTAGTCCGACTAACAATGCTATTATAAATGCAGTCTCATCAATGATATTTGGTAAAGGTTTAGATGCTACAGATAGCAATAAAAAACCAGATCAATATGCAAAGATGATATCTTTATTTAATAATGATTGTGTAAGGAAATTATGTTATGATTTGAAACTAATGGGTCAATGTTCTTTACAAGTTATTTATTCAAAAGACAGAAAGACAATAGCACAAATAGAACATTTTCCAGTAGAAACATTAAGAGCAGAAAAAGCAAACGATAAAGGAGCAATTGATGCTTATTATTATTTTTCTGATTGGTCAGAATATAAACCTACAAGCAAACTAAAAAGAATACCATCATTTGGTAAAAGTAAAGAAGCAATAGAAATACTTTATATAAAACCATATAGAGCAGGATTCTTTTTTTATAGTCCAGTAGATTATCAAGGTGGATTACAATATGCAGAGCTTGAGGAGGAAGTAGGTAATTTTCATTTAAACAATATAATGAATGGAATGTCTCCAAGTATGCTTATAAATTTCAACAATGGTGTGCCAAATGAAGAAGAAAGAGAACTGATAGAAAGAAGAATATCACAAAAGTTTTCTGGAAGTAGTAATGCAGGTAAATTTATTCTTGCTTTTAACGACAATGCAGAAACGGCAGCGAGTATTGATCCCGTACAGTTATCGGATGCACACCAACAATATCAATTCTTGAGTGAAGAAAGCACAAGAAAAATTATGGTTAGTCATAGAATTGTAAGTCCAATGCTTATAGGTATAAAAGATCAATCTGGTCTAGGAAACAATGCAGATGAACTAAAGACTGCATCTATATTATTAGACAATACAGTTATAAGACCCTTTCAACATTTACTTATTGATGCTTTTGACCAAATACTTGCTTACAATAAAATATCATTAAAACTTTATTTTAAGACCCTACAACCACTCGAATTTACAGACTTAGAGAATGTAGAGGATGAAGCAACGAAAGAAGAAGAAACAGGTGTTAAATTAAGCGAGGATGCTTGTTGTGTACATTTGGGAAGTAATTTAGACAAGTACATAGATAATGATGTTGCAAATGCCTTAATAGATTTAGGGCAAGATGAAGAAGAACTTTTAAAAAATTATGATGTTATTGATGAGTTTGAGGTTGATTATGAAACAGAAAACGAATTGGATCAAAAGATAGCAGAGCTAAACGAAAAGACAGAACTTGCCAATACAGGAAGTGCAAAACCATACAGAGACAGTAAACAAGATGGTAAATCAAAAAAGAAAGGACAAGAAGATACAATCTTTTTAGTAAGATATATGTACACACCTTATAGTGCAGCTTATAAAACTAAGGTTGGAAGATCAAGAGAATTTTGTATTAAGATGATAAATGCAAAAAAGGTTTATCGTAAAGAAGATATAAAGGCGATGGATAATAAAGTAGTAAATGCAGGGTTTGGAAAAGATGGTAAAAACACCTATTCTGTTTGGCTATATAAGGGTGGTTCTCGATGTTCCCATCGCTGGACTCGTAAAATATATGCAAGAAAAGAAGGTAGTAAATCTTTAGGTGATACAGTAAGTACAACATCTGCTATAAAAAAGGGTTTTAGACCTGAAAAAAATGCTAAAAAAGTATCTATTGCACCTCGTAATATGCCCAACAAAGGTTATACATCTGCATATTGGAATAAAATGGGATTTAAAAATTAAGAGATGGCAACAGCATTATTTATAAAACCAATAGACCTAAAAAGAAATTCAATAATTGATGGTAATGTTGATGTGGATAAATTTATTGGATTTGTCAAAATTGCACAAGAGATACACATCAGAAACTATTTAGGTACTGATCTATATAATAAAATAAGTGTAGATATATTAGGTACAGGAGGTGCATCACTTACAGGTAATTATCTAAACCTAGTAAACGATTATATACAGCCAATGCTTATACATTTTGCAATGGTAGATTATTTGCCATTTGCAGCGTACCAAATAAAAAATGGTGGTATAAGTAAACACACAAGCGAAAACGCAGAGAGTGTAAGTAAAGAAGAAGTAGATTACCTAGTACAAAAGCATAGAGATATTGCAGAATACTATACAAGAAGATTTATTGATTATATGAGTTTCAATCAGAGCTTGTTTCCAGAATATACAAGTAATTCAAATGATGATATACATCCTGATAAAGATGCTCTTTTCAATGGTTGGGTATTATGAAGTATAAAGTAAAGAAAAAAAATATTGAAAAATTAATAACATATTTAAAAGTCAATGGCAACATTAACAAATACACAAATATCGGTAACATATGTAGGTCTCTTAAAGACAAGTGCTAATACTATACTTACATCTACTGCCCAACAAATAACCGATGGGTCAGGTAATAATAGTATTTTATTTTTATCTACAGCAGGTGTTGGTATTGGAGGTGCAGCAGCATCAGGCAAAGAATTAGATGTAACAGGTAATGTACTTGTAACAGGTGATCTTCAAGTTGATAATTTAAACATTGATGGAAACACTATATCGAGTACAGCAGGTACAGACTTAAACATTACACCTTTAGCAGGACAACAAATTGTATTAGATGGAACTATTGTTATTGATGCAGGAGTTGTAACTGGTGCTACATCTATAACATCAACAAGTTTTGTTGGAGAATTAACTGGTAATGCTAGCACATCAACTAAAATAGCATCAATTACTAATAGTAATATTGTACAACTTACATCATCACAAACACTTACTAATAAGACAATAGATGTAGATAATAATACAGTTTCTAATATTGAGGTTGATAATTTCAAAGCATCAGCTATTGTAATAGAGTCAGAGGGCATAGGTTCAAATGATAATGATACAACATTACCAACAAGCGCTGCCGTTAAAGATTATGTAGATGGGCAAGTTACAGCTCAAGATTTAGATTTTGCAGGTGATAGTAATACAGGTTCAGTTGATTTAGATAGTCAAACTTTTACTATTGCAGGTACAACAAATGAAATAGAGACATCTGCAAGTGGTCAAACACTTACAGTAGGTTTACCAAATAGTGTTACTATAACAACAGATATTGGTTCACCTATTTTTTCTACAGGAGAGGGTGTAAACAACAAAATATTTTTCTTAGGTAATTATGGAAACTGGAGAATAAACATTAGTGATAGTGCTAATCAATTAGTTATACATTCTGAAAGTTTAGCTGCCGATTACTTTACAGTTATTGGTGGTGGTGGCATTAAATTAAATGCATATGGTTCTGGTAGTAAAACAGGAACAGTTGCAAAAAACCTAGCTGTTGATTCTAGTGGTAATATTATTGAAACAGATGGTGGTGTTGTTGATGGTAGTGGAACAGCTAACGATGTTGCGATGTGGTCTGATGCTAATACACTAACAGATGCACCTATTGCTATAAGTGGAAACAATGCAACTTTTGCTGGTGATATTACTGCAACATCTAAAAAGTTTATATCAACAAGTTCTTCAAGTGGAGACTATGTTAGACTATATGCAGGTAGTGGAACTGCCCAATGGGATATATATGGTAGTGGAGAAAACTTAAGATTATCAGAAAACTCAAGTGGTGGTGGTATATTTCAAGTAGATTCAGGTGCAACTTTTGGAGGTGATGTAACAATAGATTCTTCAACTGCAACTTTAAATATAAAAGGTTCAAATACAGGTTCAAGTTTAATAAACTTTGCAGATGCAGCAGATGGCAATGTTGGTAGAATTTTTTATGACCATACTAATAATTTTATGCAATTTAAAACTAATGATAGTGAAAAATTGCGAATAACATCAGCAGGAAATTTAGGTTTGGGAACAGATTCTCCTAGAAACACAACAAACCACACAAGTTTAACAGTTAATGGCTCATCTGTTGGTAGATTAGATTTAGCTACATCAGACACTATACGCGCTTCTTTTTATGCAGTATCTTCACAGGTAGGTTTACAAACAGAAGCAGACATACCTTTAATTTTTGGAACAGGTACAAGTTCAACTACTGCATTAACCTTAGATACTTCACAAAACGCAACTTTTGCAGGAAATGTAACTTTGTCAAGTGGTTTTGTAAATCTACCTGCAGGAACAGAAACTGACCCCTCATTAATATTTGCAGGAGATGATGACACAGGTTTATGGCATCCTGCTTCAAATACTTTAGCATTTTCTACTTTTGGAAGTGAAAGAATGCGAATAGACAGTTCTGGAAACACAACTTTTACAGGTTCGGTAGGAATTGGAATGACAAGCACACCCCCATCACCATTAACAGTTGTTGGAACTGGTGTTGGTTCAAGTGGAACAATAGGAATACAAGGTGCGAATGCTCATATAGGTTTTAAAAATAGTAGTGGAACATTTAGGAGTTTTGTTGGTCATTTTAATGCAACAGGACACGGAAGCGATGCAGATTTAAATGTAAAAACTGGATATGGTTCAGTTGGCAATATAAGATTTAGTGCAGATGGCGATACAACTGCTGCTCAAATGTTTTTACAAGGTTCATCAGGAAGCGTAGGAATTGGTAGTACAGGCGAAACTTATGGTGCAGATAAACTAACTATAAAGGGAAGTAATAAAGGAATTAGCTCAAGTCCAGGTGGAAACTTGGCTGTTTTTACAAGTGATAGTGTAGCAGCAGACAAAGGAGGTTCAATAGTTCTAGGGGGTACTTATACAGGTACTACTCCATATCAATTTGCAGGTATAGCAGGATTAAAAGATAATTCAACTGCAGGTCAAGCAGGGGGTTATTTAGCTTTTTATACAACTAATCAGAGTAATGCTTCTCCTGAAAGAATGAGGTTAGATTCAGATGGAAATTTAGGAATTGGATTGACACCATCGGTAAAATTAGAAATAAAAGACTCTACTCATACTACAATGAAAGTAAGGTCTGGTAACGATGATAATATTTTCTTTGCTCAAGCAATTCAAAGTAGCGATTCAAGAATAGGAACAGAAACAAATACAGATTTTACAATACACACAAACGGAGCAGAAAGAATCAGAGTTGATACATCAGGTAATGTCGGTATTGAAAATAATAATCCTGTAACTTTAAAATCAGCAACAACTTTACAAGTTAATGGAAATGCAAAACTAGGTGATGCAAATGATAGAGGTTTATTATCTTTAGGAGATATAGCTTCAACAGGTGCAAATGCAGGTATTTGGAGAGGTGCTGCAGGTGCTTATGGTTCAGCAGGTAACTTCTTAAATCTAGGTGGTTATGATGGTATTACCTTTACAACTGGAAATGCTGATATATCATCTCAAACACTTGCATTAACAATAGATTCATCACAACGATTAGGGGTGGGAACGACAACTCCAAACGAAAAATTAGTCGTAGGTACTACTGGCGGCACACAAAACATAGAAATAAGCAATAGTTATATTCAAAGTTTTAACAGAAGTGGAAGTCCAGGTTATGCGGCTTTAGGTTTTTATGGTAGTAGTTATGTTTTTAATGTTGGTAATGTTTTAATTGGAAAAACCTCTACTGGTCTTGCAAATGTTGGTATTGAAGCAGCAGTTGATACTTTAAGGGCAACAAAAACAAGTTCTGCTCCTGTTGAATTTAATAGATTAGGTACTGATGGGGATATTGTTTTATTTTACAAAGATACAGCAGGTAAAGGGAGTATTTCTATAACAAGTTCTGCAGTTTCATATAACACATCTTCTGATTACAGGTTAAAAGAAAATGTAGTAGAAATGACTGGTGCTTTAGATAGAGTAGGTCAATTAAAACCAAGTAGATTTAACTTTATAGGAGAAGAAAAAACAGTAGATGGATTTTTAGCACACGAAGTACAAGATATAGTGCCAGAAGCTATAAGTGGAGATAAAGATGAAGTGGATGAAGATGGTAACGAAAAGTATCAAGGAATAGACCAATCTAAATTAGTACCATTATTAGTTGGTGCAATACAAGAACTTAAAAAAGAAATAGAAATACTTAAAAATAAATAATTATGGCAAAAGCAAAAATAAGTTACAGTTGGATTATTAATGCATTAGATGCAAAGATAACTCAAGATTCAAAAGACAATGTTGTTTACAATGTGCATTGGAGTTATGTTGCAACTAAGGGTGACCATTCAGTTAGTAATATTGGCACATATTCAGTTGTATATGACAAAGACAATTTTGTTGAATATGATAAATTAAAAAAGTCTGATGTTGAGGGTTGGTTAGAATCTGGTATAGATGTAGATTCTATGAAATCTAATTTATCAGATCAGATTAGTAAACTAGAAAAACCAACTGATATTACGTTAAGACCAAGTTGGTAAATTTTGTATATTTGATAAAAAATATATTATGAGTAAAAATTTAGAACAATCAGAATTAGAGTACATTAAAGATTTGTTAGATAGTAAAACAAAAAACTATATGACAATAGGTCAAAAGTATGAGCAAAGAGAAATATTATTAGCACAAGCAAATAAACTTGTAAATGAAAATATTGAATTGCAACAAGACTTTGATAAATATATGAAAAAGCTAGAAGAAAAATATGGCAAAGTAAATATTAATCTTAATGATGGCTCTATTCAAGAAATAGAGGAAAATGAGCAAAGTAGTTAATGAAGATACACAAGTAAAATTAGATTTAAAATCAATAGGTATAATTGTAGGTGGTGCTATATCACTTGCTAGTATGTATTTTGTAATGCAGATAGACATTGCAGAAGCAAAGACCCTCCCAGAATTTCCTGTATCAGATAAAGAAATAGAATTTAAAGATAAATTAATTCGTTCCCAAATAGACCTTACCCAACAACAAGTAGAGAACATCCAAGAAGATGTTAGAGAAATAAAAGAAACTGTCGAAAAGATAGAAGAAAGATTATATGAACTTAAATAAAAAAATATGTGTCCTATTAACTGTCCTATTTGCATCAACTGTCAGTAGTCAATACTACAAAGATAATATAAGTGTTGTACTTTTTAAAGCTAGTTTTGTAGAAGAAGTATCTATAAAAAAGTATAGAGAACACAACACCCATATATTTGACTTTGAGAATAATAAACACGAAGATTATTTTATAAACGAAAGTATAGAGTTTTTGCCAACGATTGTGCTTTATAGTAATGGTAATGAAGTTTATAGAGTAGAGGGTGGTATCACGCTAAGATTACCAGAGGATTACGATAAAGAATTAAAAAAACAATTAGAGAAACTGATAGAAGATAGATTTTAGATATGAAAAAAATTATATTATTAGCATTGTTATTTTCATTAAATATAAATGCACAAGTATTTGAAAAGGTTTATGATAAAATTTTTAAGTATGCAACAGTATATGTAGCAGGAGATATGCGAGAAGCATACGAAACTCAATACCCTGACTATTTTATTAGAACAAACCCAGTTGATTTGTATGACATTCCAGATGTTGTAGATGAAACTATTTATCACCCTTTTGATTATAGGGTAGGAATAGGTGTAAGAAAATTAGCTAGGTTTGACTACGAAATAAAACAAAACTATATAAATGGATCTGAAAATTTAATTGGATTATCTGCACCAACTGCAGCAGTACGAGGGTTGGAGTATTTATTCCACTACGAAAAAGAAAGAGAAAGAGGTGAGGAGTTTGATAACACAAGATTTTTTATTAGACACACAGGTAAATATCATATAATAAAAGTAGAATCTAGAAAACAAGGTAATGTTGACTTCCAATACCAAAGTGCAGAAGCAAGATTTAAATTACCAATAGGTAGAAAGTTTAGTATTAGTGCAGGTGCTATTGCAAGATCACATCAAAAGGCGTATGGATATAATCCTATTGAGATATGGTTAAATGAATTACAATTATTACAAGATCAAAATGGTAATCCAATTTTAGATCAAGATGGCAATATAATTGAATATCCTTTAAATGCTTGGTACACTCTGGGTTATGTTTACGGATATAGTGATGAGTTTACAGAGTATAAAAATGTAGATACTGATGAAAGTTTTTATGATTGGATATGGAAAAACTCTCAAGGTGAAATAGTTGCCTACGGAGATAGAGATTTTAGAGATCGTATATATGGTGATTTAATGAATAGATTTAACCAAGAGCAATGGGCAATGCTTGACCCTTTTATGGAAGTTGCACCTATTGTTGGATTTGACTTTTATCATTACAGACCAAAGTTTTGGTTACACGCATACGCTAATTGGATTTTACCATATCACAAATACTTGGAAGGTAACGAAGATTTTAGTTATTTACATAGAAACTCTTGGGGTAAAGGTGGACACAATAATTTATTAGATGGGGATCAGTGGTCAGATTATCAAGGTGGTATTATAGCAGGATGGAAAATTAGTAAAACACTAGGGATATTTATTGAGGGAGAATACATTAAATTTTGGGATAGCGAAATAGTAAATAGTTCGGTAGGTCTTAATTTTAGATTATGATTAGTAAACACATATCAGAAAAGGAAGCAACTAAAAGTGTGACAGCTTTGAGAATGAATATTGATAATACACCTAACGGAACTGTAATAAACAATATGAAACTATTAGCACAAAAAGTATTTGAACCTTTAAGATTATGGGTTGGAGGAGCTATAAAAATTAATTCATTTTACAGATCAAGAGCTTTAAATGATGCAATCGGTGGTTCTACTTTATCACAACATTGTCAAGGAAGAGCAATGGACATAGATGATGTTTATGGACATAAAACAAATAAAGAAATGTTTTACTACATAAAAGAAAACATAAACTTTGATCAAATGATATGGGAGTTCGGTAACGAAGATAACCCAGATTGGATACACATTAGCTATGTTAGTCAAGATAAAAACAGAAACAAAATACTAAAAGCCGTTAGAGATGATGGTAAAACTAAATACATAGATATAACTAATGTCTGATAAAAAGAAATTCAAAGATACAACTGTAGGTAAGTTATTGTTCGGAGCTGCATCAATAGTAAATCCTACACTAGGAAGTGTATTACAAGGTGTTACAAGTCCAAAAGAAGCAATAGCAGAGATAGGTAAAGCAAAGATATCTACAAGTGATAAAATCAAGTTACAACAACTTATATATGAACAACAAAATAAAGAGATAGAATCAATCACAAGTAGATGGGAAGCAGATTCAAAAAGTGATAGTTGGTTAAGTCGCAATGTAAGACCTATGGTTTTAATATTCTTAGTTGTATCTAGTGTATTAATGGTTTTTATTGATGCAGGTTGGATTGATTTTGAAATAAGTCAAAGTAATCAAGCACTTCTTACTACAAGTTTGACAGTTACATTAGGTGCATATTTTGGAGGGAGATCATTTGAAAAAATAACAAATGGCAAAAAAAGCTAGTGTACATCAATACAAAAGTAATACCAGAAAACGAAAAGGTATACACTCTAAATCTAAGAGTAGTAAAGTAAAATCCTCAAAACATTATTTAAAAAGATACAAAGGTCAAGGTAGATAAAATATTTTTATATATTTGCTTTTGCTTTTAGCTAAACTTGTGCAACCTAATAAAAATGGAAGGCACTTGGATCAGGTACTATAATAATTTTCTTTTCTTAGCGTAGCTTTTCTTTTCTTTCTTTTTGGTTACTTTTTCTTTCTTTTCTTTGTTTTTAGATATATTTGTCAATATGAAGAAACCCAAAAGGTCTACATTAATAAACAAACTAGATAGAATATTCTCAGAATATATACGCAAAAGAGATGCCGATAAAAAAGGATATGTTACTTGCATTACCTCAAAAAAAAAATATCACTATACAGAAGTAGATGCAGGGCATTTTATATCTCGTAAAGAGATGGCTACTAGGTGGCACGAGGACAATGTATATGCACAATCAAGATACGATAATAGATATAGGTATGGTAAGCAGTATGAGTATGGTTTAGCATTAGAAAAAAAGAAAAAAGGTTTACCTAAACATCTATATAATCTATCAAAAAAAACAGTCAAGTATAGTATATCAGATTTACAAGAAATGATAGATACTTACAAAAATAAATTAGATATTCAGAATAAAAGATTATCTTTATAAGTTCTTACCAACTTCGGTAAGGGTTTTGTTTTTAGAAGGGGGAATTAATTTTCTCCCTTTTTTTTTTGTTATTAACAATATTTAATTATCTTTGAGTAAAACAAAACAAAATGTCATATACAATTAAAAAACACATTACTGATATTAATTTTAACAATGAAGAAATAACAGTAGAATATAACTTCTCAAAAGCAGAGCTTGGATACTTTGATGGTACAGGTGCTTTTGAAGGTGTAGAGATAGTAAAGGTATTACTAGACACAGTAGATGTAACTAAATTAATACATAGTGATTATATAGAAGATATAGAATTAGATGTATTAGATAAACACTTAGACAATGGACTATAAACAAAAAGCAAAACAATTAGATAAAGACAAAAGAGCTTTACTAAAACAATTAAGAGGTTTGCAAAGAAATATTAGACATTACGACAAGACTATACTTAATAGAATTATAGAAGGTAAAAACGAAAAACTTAACGAATATAAAGAAACAAGAAATAAAATATGAAACATAAAGCAAATATCAAATCAATACATAAACTAGATAAACCACCATTTGGTGATGGCATATATACTTTTGTTATAACAACATCAGTACACCCTGAAGGGTTTGTATATGCGCCATTTTCTGAAGTTGATAAATTAAAGTATAAAGTAGGAGATGAAGTAGAATATGAATATATTAAACAAAAGAATGGTTTTAAATACAAAGACATAAAAAAGCAATCTATGTATAATAATTTTTCTAAAGAAGAAAAACAACAATACGAAACAAGATTAGATACAGGTAGATCAATATTATTACAAGTATCTTTTAAGGAAGCATCACAAGCATATCTTGCAGGTAAAATATCACAAGATGAGATTGCATCATTGACTAATAAATACTTTAATATAATAGATAAATAATATGGAATTAACAGGTAAAATATTACAAATAGGAACTACAAAAGAGTTTGGTACAAAAGGTTTTAAAAAAAGAGATCTGGTTATACAAACTTCAGAACAATATCCTCAAAAGGTTTTGATAGAGTTTGTACAAGATAAATGTCAAATATTAGACAGATACAAAAAAGAAGATCAAGTAAAAATAGGAATCAACATAAAGGGGAGAGAGTGGACAAACGATCATAATCAAAAAAAGTTCTTCAACAGTATTCAAGGTTGGAAAATAGAATACCACAAAGAGCTTGAACTTGCAGAACAAAATCAGGATAGAGCAGATGACTTACCATTCTAAAGTCAAAACACCCAAGTATTATGATGGATTAAACGGATACACAGCAAGAGAGGTAGTAGAGAATTTTAATCTAAATTATAACTTGGGTACAGCTTGTACTTATATCCTAAGAGCATATAAGAAACACGAAACACCACATCAAGACATACAAAAAGCAATAGACCATTTAACATTTGAATTAGAAAAACTATCTAAATAATGCTCATAAACTTTGAAGATCAGTTCGAAAAACTAAACGACATTAGAACTGGTAAGTTAAAGGAAGCACCAAAGATAGGTATTGATGACATCGATAATGTAATAAGGTTTAAAAGAAATCTTACTTGTTTTGCAGGACACGCAAACGTAGGAAAGACATCTATAATTATTTATTTGATGTTACTATTTGCTATGAAACATAAAGTAAAGTTTTTAGTATTCTCAAGTGAGAACGAACCATACAGTCTTATTAGAAAACTTGTAGAGTTTAAATCACAAAAACCCATTAACAAACTTACAAAAGAAGAATTAGATAGACATTATGATTTTGTTTATAAACATTTTAAATTTATTGATTGCGAACAAAACTATGATTACTTAGATTTATTATCTTTATGTGAAGTGATAATGCCACAATATGATTTTGATTGTTTAATTATTGATCCTATAAACAGTCTAAAAAAGAATAAGGGTATGATGAAATTTAGTAATGCTTTTGAATATAATTATGAAATGATGACAGACTTTAGAATATTTGTTAAGAAATATCAAAAAGCTCTTTGGTTAATTATGCACTCGGTTACATCAGCTTTTAGAGCCAAGTATCCTGCTAACCACGAATTTGCAGGACATCCTATTCCTTTAGCTATGAGTGATGTTGAATCAGGAAATGTATTTGCAAATCGTACAGATGATTTTTATTCTATTCATAGATTAACACAACACGAAACAAGATGGATATACACCGAGCTACATTGTAAGAAAATTAAAGATCACGATTTAGGATGTAAACCAACACCATTTGATAGTCCACTTATATTAGAAAGCATAAAAAATAATGTTGGATTTAAGTTAGGAGATAAAGAGATACATAGACCTAACATAATAGAACAATTAAGATTACCATTTTGAGAACACCAGTTGAAAAGGCATACGATAGACATAACAAGTGGTTAGAGATCACAAGAAGTTTTGGTGGACTAAGAGAAACAGAGGTCGAAGATATAGTTGCCGAATTATACATATTATTAATTAGAAACACACAAAAGGGGGTTGACTTTAGTTATGGAGATTGCGACATTAATTACTATTATTGTTTTAGAATACTAAGAGGATTGTATGTTGATCTGCTAAGAAAGAAAATGAGAGTTACATATACTACATTAGATAATATACAAATAGAAGATGAGGGTACAGTAAACTATGAAGAAGTATATGCTAAGATACAGAAAGCTCTAAAACAAATTTACTGGTACGATGCAAAAGTATATGACATAGTAAGTGGTGGAGAAAGTATTAGTGAACTATCAAGAAAAAGTCAGATAAGTTATTACTCATTATATAATACTTTTAGAAACGTAAAATCTAAACTTAAAGAATTAATATGAAGTCTGTATTTACAAAAGACTTAGAAGTTGGAAAAACCTATGAAAATAAAGTTTTACATATTATACAAAAAAAATACCCAAAAGCATATATAATTGATGGCTATTGTAAAGAATGGGATATCTACATACCAGAACTTGAAAAAGGTGTTGAAGTAAAGTCCGATAGAAAAAGTTTATATACAGGTAATATTGTAATTGAAATAGAGTTTGATGGTAAACCTTCGGCATTAATTACAACTAAAGCCGACTGGTGGGTGATATATGATGGTATAAAATATAATTGGTTTACTGTAAACAATATAAAAAAATGTATAAAGGAAAACAATTTAAGATCAAAAAGGTTTGTAGGTCGAGGAGATACAAAAGAAAAAAAAGCATATCTTATTAAAAAAGAAATACTTTATAAATATAGAGAAAATGAAACTAGGAGATAAATTAGAATATATAATAAACATTATTACATTTGGCAAAGGCAAAGATATTGCACAATGGATTGCACACAAGCTAGGTTTTGAAGATTGTGGGTGTAATGATAGAAAAAATTGGTTAAATGGAATCACAAGAACTAGAACAAAAACTAAACAAAGAAGAGTATCAAAAGTGGAGAAAATTCAAAGGAATTAAAAGTAGTCAGATCAACAAACAAGAACAAGAGTTGATTGCATCTTTACATTCTAAATATTTCTACCATAACTTTCATCTACCTTGTGGATGCTCACCTAAGATATGGAATAGTTGGATAGAAGATATAAATAAATTATACGCAAGTGGGTTTAGAAACAATTAATAAGTTTGAGAGAATAGTTGTAAAGTTCTTAAATGAATTTGAGGATTGGAATTTAGAATGGTCTAAAGGTAAGTTTGAACATTATGATGCAATAGGTACAACACCTAAAGGTCATAAATGCGTTATGGAGATGAAGTTTAGAAACAAATACTATAAAGAAAAACTATTAGAAAAATATAAGTATGATAAACTAATGG